AAAATTATAAGTTCTTAGAATTCCACCATTTCTGTCTAACTGATCAACTTTTGCATCTGCAGTGTAATCCGTTGGATTTACTTCTCCAGATCCATTAGTCAGTCTACTAATACCATTCATCCACTGCTCCATAACAGTTCTGAGTTTGAAATCAGCATCATTGAGAACAGTAACAGTCCAACTATCAAAGGTTCTTTCTCCAGCAACTTTAAGAACCCTTCCACGGAAAGGAACTTCAACTGGAGTGATATTTGATGCTGGAAGGTTTGCTGCCTTTACCATGAAAGGAACCTTATTTGCAACATCAGAAGTTGATAGTGCTTGTGTTGCTGCGGCAGGAGTAGAATCATTACTCATGAAGGAAAGTGTCTGACCCGATCCGTTTGGAAAGTTTAGTGTAACTTCAAATAAATTGGGTCTTACGCCACCTCCCGTTAAATTTGATTTAAATTGGGAAATTGTTCTGAGTGCCATTTGTTTGTTACCTCTTTAAATTAAACGTTTCCAATCACTTCTGAGAATGAGACACCAGATCTGGTGGCTACAAATGTCAGTCCAATAAAGTTAATGGAACGAGATGGTTTAATGTAGATGTCTGCAATGAATTCATTGGCATCAATGATTGCCGCAGTGTTGTTGGTTTCATCGCAAATGAGTCTGAAATCTTGAATACCACGCTTTGCTTGAACATCTCTGAGGAAAGGTTCAACAGCATTAACGAATGAACTTCTTGTGAGAGGATCATTAAATTCAAACATTACATCTCTAGCAGCACCCTTGATTGCTTGTTCAAGGTAGATAAACAACCTACGAACATTGATTCTGTCGAATGCAGAAGATTTATTGAGTGCAGTCTTATCACCAAACAGTGTAATACCACCGCCAGGGGTGAAGATTACAGGGTTGATTCTTGCACTGTAAAGGCGATCTCTTTGTGCCTGACTTGGATTATATGCAAGTTTCACTGCATTGAGAATTGATCCTCTGGCAGTTCCAGCAGGTGAGAACCAAGGGAAGTTGGTTGCATCATTTCTTGCACAAATACCAGCGATATCACCATTTAGTGGAACATAACGGAAGGTATCGCTGAAGCGATCGTACATGTACTTGTATCCACTATCCAGAACCGCATATGATGAAGAAGGAACTGGTGCATAGAAACTAATCAAATTGTCCGTAATATCGGTAGCACCCTTAACGGTATATCCGTTTCCAGATGTTGTAAGAAGTTCGGATCTGCAAGGAGAAACAAATGCAACTGCATCTTTTCTAACTTCTGCAACCGCAATCACCTTACTTGCAAGTGCCTGAGCATCTTCTCTGCTATAACCAGCACCACCCATAAGCAGGAAGTTGACGTCATATTCGTCATTGTTTGCAAAAATATCATATCCAGTTGAAAGATCACCAACACCTGCAGTTAGTGCTCCAGATGCATCAAGATCTGATGCACCATCATAGTTCAAACCACCACCCAATGTGAGAGTGCTATTTCCAGCGGCAGCAAAAATGATTCCAGAAGCATCTTGATCCCAACCTACATCGGATGATAGATCAAAACCGGAACCGCCAGATGCAAATCCAGTTGTTACGATACCAGCAGGTGCTCCACCAGCGAAGATGTATTGAGAACCTTCGGCTGCATATTTTCTCCAGTATGAAGTCGATCCAACAGAATACTCAGCATCCTTTGCTTTTGATAATCCTACGTGCTTCTCAAGGATTGTTCCTGCATTTCCAGTAACATCACCATCATCATCAATAACTACGACGTGAACTTCATCAAATCTTGCTCCTTTATCAGCAGCATATAGTGAAGTTGAAGGTCTTTCTGCAAGAGTGTTCCAATAAATTTCACTATTAGATAGTGTAATTTTTTGTTGATCGAACCAATCTTGTCTGGTTGTTCCTGTTGTTGAACCAAATGCTATTGCGACACCTGCGGTGTGAATACCAAGTGCTCCATCTGCCGTAAATGCATAAGTTCCAGATGGTTGATAATCAACGGCAGTTTCAGTTCCAGCAGCGGAAACGTGGGAAAGAACCTTTACAGAAATTTGAGTGTCCGATGCCTCTGTGACAACTCCCTTTAGGAAACCGTCAAGTGCTTCGGTTGTTCCAGCACCAATCTTAGTTCTACCAACCATTGATTGGGTAACACCCATACCAACAGTAACACCTGAAGCACCAAGTGCGCCAAGACCACTAAAACCACTAAGAATTTGGTCTGCCTTACTGTCAATGATTGCTACTTTGATTCCGTTTGCCCAAGAACCAGGGTTTCTTGCAGCAACGGTTACACCAGAAATTATATTCTCATCATATCCAAGATTAACATAATCTTCGTAACTTCTAATCTTGGGTGCTGAACCAGACCCAGCAAATGCATTCTTGAGTTGAGTATCATCAGATCTTACAACCTGAAGGGAACCACCATATGCTAGGTATGAAGATGCCACCATCCAAGTTTCATAATGATTATCAGTTGCATATGGATTTCCGAAGGTGTTTAAAAGCTCCTGCTCATTGTTGACAAGAACGGGCTCATTGACTGGACCTTTTGCAAAGGGTCCAACAATAGCACCAATACCTTCAGAAGTTGGATCGACTCTACCAAGAGTAAGATCAACTTCCTTAACAACAATACCAGGAGATGCTAAGTTTAATGGCATCTTTACGTGCTCCGTATCCAAATTAATCTGAAATTATTTATGGAAAAGGGTATTTTCAGTGGGGAAACAGTGCGTGAACAATCACCAATCTGGGTATTCCCAAACAATTGGCGCAATTTTATTTTTTCTGTTCTTTAAAATTCTTTTTTTGGTACATTCCTTACACTCATAAGAATATGCAGAAGGTAATGTTCCTCTACCTTTTCTAGTCAAGTAAAATCCATCCATCAAGTCTTTTTTCTGACCACAAACTCTACATTTTCTCTCATAAAAAAGAAGATGTTCAAGTTCTAGTTGATCATCAAAGTCCATTACATGTAGTCCCACATATACGAACGGTCACCATATTCGTCAGCATACCAGGTATCTCCATCTTTATCCGTAAATGGTTCCATGTGATTTATTCCATCAGCAATAAACCCAAAAGGTGCCATATCTTGTTCTATTTGATTTTTTTGCTCCTCATAAATTCTTTTTCTGATATCATTATCGGTCATTTCTTTAAAATAATCCTGAGCAACTAACCAGGAAAATATAACCAGGCACATCGCCAAGTCATCGTTACATCCTTCTTCTGCTTCAAATGAATTATGACGTTGTGCAAATGTTGTTAGTTCTGAAATAATATCATAATCAACTGTAAGTAACTTGTCATCTTCAAGAAGAGTTTTTAAATTGGAACATCCTAATTTTTTGACTGCAGATGTCATTCTGACACCTAATTGAGATTTTTTACCACTAAATCCCGATCCAACAATTTGACCTGCTCTTCCTCGCATAGAGCACATGAGTAAGTTTTCATTTTCCAAATCAAAATGTAAAATACTTGCTACTTGATCTCCGATATCATTGACTTCAATTAACAAAAATGCATTATTATATCCCCTTGCTATTTCATTAATGATGCTTGGGAACATCATTGGTTTTATTTCATTATTTCTATACTTACCAACGACTCTATATGGAAATTCTGTAATATCAAAAATAATAAAAGCAGAATAGTCATTTCCAAGACCACGAGCAACGTCAACGGTAATTAGATAATTGTGTTCTTCTTTAGGGTCTTCATAAATATCCAGTCCAGCATTTCGTTTAATTGGACTTTCATATACAAGATTTCGGAGTTTTGCTGGACTAATCAGTGTATTGACAGATCCTAGGAATTCGCACTCAAACTCAACCTTGAACTGCTGTTCTGAAGTGTTGGCAATGGTTTGTTCCTTCCATGCTTCATCGCGACCAGGAACTTCGGACCAATGAACATCAGTTGGTGTATATTCATTCTTACCTTTCTCCGCATCGTGCCACATGCGATAGAAATGATTCATACCCCTAGGGGTAGAAACGATAATTACCTTCGTGCTCTGTCCAGAAGAAATAGTAGGATAAACAGAGGCAAAGAAGTCATCAGCAATGTGATTCGGGATGAACGCGAACTCGTCAAGAAAGATGACATTATAGGATCCGCCTCGGACAGCAGATGAAGAAGTAGAGTTAGACGAAATCTTGGAGCCATTTTCGAGTTCTAAACTACCTTTATTCCATGATATAATACCCTGTTGCATCCATTTAGGCAAGTTTTCGTAAGCAAGTTGTAACCTTCCAAGAAGGTCTCTTGCCGTTGATGCCTTGTTTGCCAGAATTGCAATATTTACGTTGTCATTAAAAACTGCATAATGTAAAAGGTAAGATACGCACGTCGTTGACTTACCAGTCTGACGTGGCATCTTGCAAATATTAAATCTATTCTTGTGGAAATTACTAATCAACTTCTCCTGAAAAGGATACATGTTAAATGGTACAAGACCATGATCGAGAGACACAATCTTGATATAGTTTCTGGCAAAATATACTGGATCCTCTTTACACTTCAGAAACTCAATAATCTGCTCTTCAGTAAACTCAATGGGAGTATTTGCCTTTTTGAGAAGAGGATTGCCAAGATATACATCATTCATAAAAAATCACCTATCTAGTTTCTCGCCACTGAATAGTATTCCAAATATCTGTGGTCGTATTAGTATCTAGGTTCTGAACAATAATGGCAAAAATATTACTATCGTTAGAATCAATATTTTGTGCTATGTAAGATCTTCTAGCACTCGTTGGATTAAATGAGACGGTAGCAGATGCTTGCTGACCTGATGGATTATTAGCAGCAATCAAAGTTGCCTGTCTCAAATCTCCACCAGTTGTTGTAAAGTTGGTTCCTGCCGTAACATTATATTCAACTGCTGAATCATTATCAGCATCTACCCAACTTCCACCAGTAATATTACTATTACCAGGTAATCTCCAAATTTCAAGTCTGCAGTTTGTAGAATCACTCAAAACTTCAATGTCAGTTAATCTTACTGTTGTTCTATTTGGGATTCCTTTGAATGTATTCTTACAACGAATTGCCATAACACATTGTCTACCTGTTGCTCCACCAGAAGCAGAGAAAGATATTGGACCATCAAAAGCACCAAACTCAACACCAGTCTCAACATATCCACCCTCACTCATTACAGTGGAACAGATTTGTTCCATTGATGTAATGCCCACAGCAGTCCCAGTATTAGCGACCTCACAACGAATGGGAAGAGATGGGAGTGACCAATATGCATGTTCTTCAATGTTGGAATGATTAAACTCGTGGAAATAAATCATCTGCCCACCGATGACAAATCCACAACGAACTCTACCAACACCTAACCACTGAAAGTCTGCTGCGAATAGATGAGTTTTTGTGAAATCTATATCAATACCAGAAAGAGTTGTTCCGTCTAACTTATCCAGGTTCCAATCGGATTGATTGACAACTGTATCACTGGCAATTCCTGTGTTATATGATCGTCTTACAACAGAAACAGTTCCGTCTCCCTCCTGCTGAACGAATACTCCGTTTCTATCGTCAAAATATCCAATCTTCTTCGTGGTATTTTCTCTTACATCAGTGAAGTTAAAACTAGTCAGAACAAACTGAGACTTGCCAGGCATGTAGTGATGATACATTCTAGACTGGTGAATCACCTGATCTGTCGCACCAGTTCCAACAATCAAGGCAATAGATGCTGTATTTGGGTTTACTTCAGTTGTAGATGCTGTACCAACAGTTTTTGTGAGAAGTTCTACTTCTTCCCCATAAATGTGAGAATAGTCAGCAAGAGTGAAAGTATCAGATACTCTCATTCTACCAAAAGCATCCGACCCACCACTGGTAGGTCCAGAAGTTATTCCACAGTTTCCAATGTTGCCGTATCTATCGGCACACATAAAAACTTCAAAGAGAGTTCTCTCCTGGTTTAGATAATCTTGATTAGTTTTATTCCACTGAGCCATTATTCACCCCAAGTTAATCTTTCTGGTTGATACCTCTTTATTCCCGTAATTCTTAAAGTATTGTTATTACTAACGTTTGCTGGATAGATGTTATGAACAACTGCTCCAGGGTACTCACCTTGAATTTCTTCCCCAAGAGATTCTCTCGTTGGAAGATTGTCGCTGGTAAGATCCATACGATACAAATTTCCTCTCCACATTATATCAGCAGTATAACTTTCGCCAACTTTTTGTGGTTGTTGTGGTTCAGAACCACCAATATAGAGATTTCCGTTGAAATCTCCTGATACGTTAATACTTTCCATTAGCATTTCCAGCGACGGCGGGCTTTACAAATTGCTTTATCGGGGGTTTTGGAGCAATCGATGTTGTGCATGTCTTGCTGCCCTTTAGAGCGGGAGCAGAAGGACTTTCTACGTTTGGCATCCTTACTGCCTGGTTTTGGGTCTCCAGTTACAGCAGTCTTAAGTTTGGAACCTGGGTTCTCACGGCGATATGCCTTAACTGCTGCAGAACTCATTCCATCAGTTTTGTCCGACTTATTAACCTTCTGCCAGTCTTCCATAAACTGATCGAAAGATTTATTTCCTTCTTTTACACAACGGTTATAAGTTTTTCCAAATAGTTCTTGAGTTCCTGCTTTTTTATAACCCTTCCAACACTTCTTACCTTTACCTTCTTCAAGCATTCTGCTTCCAATACCATCAGTTGCCTGAAGTGGTTCTGGTTTGATAATGTCAATTGATTCAATTTCTAATGCTTTGAATTCATCTCTCCAATTGGAGTAATTATAATTTTCATTTTTTGTTTTATTGCCCCAATTAGCAGCACCAACTTTACGGCACTTAACTAGAGCACCAGATGCATATGCACTTGGCCAGACGGAGTAACGTGACTTTACTTTCTTGTAGCAAGCATCTTTCTTACCTTCTTCACCAATTACTTCACCCTGTGGTTCATGTGAATTTGCTAGTTTAACGGGTTTTGACGGCACAATTTTTTCTCCTGGTCCTAAAATTTTTCTAAGTGCATCATCAGGATTTTTGTAAGGAGTTCCAGGACCAGTTCTTACTTGCTCTGAAGTGACGATCTTTGCTTTACCCTTTCTTTCTGGATTTGGATCTTCTCTACGCTTCTTCTTCGCTCTTCTTTCTCTTTCATCCTCACTCATTGATGCACGGTCATCAGCATCACGACAGAAAGGTTTGGTCTTTTGACCTGGTTGCTTAGCACAAGGTTTACCATCATACTTGCCACCTGCCTGAACCCATCCACCACCTTTAAACCAGTCACGAAGTGAGTAACCAGGATCCTTTGCGGATTTACCATCTCTTTTTTCTGTGATGGTTTCTTCATTAGTCACATAATCTGCCGCAGTGTCAATATAATCTGCTGCCTTAGTAATCTTTGACTGTACCCATGCCTTAAGTTCTCCTTCACCCCTTTTACCCATCTTTTTTTGAAGACGAGAAACAGCGTTTTTAATAGTCTTCAATTCAGAACGAGCCATGGAATACTCGTGATCTTTTTTATTTTCCTCATTCATTTTTTTCTTTTTTCCCTGACAATGGGCACGCTGAGAAAATCCTTTTGGGTTATTGCAGTCAATTGACTTTTTATATTTGTCGGACCAACCCATTAGAATTTAAGATTCTTCTTTATTATTTAGAAAACCTTGTTTGAGTAGTTTTGAAAGTTCTGCCGTTGAACCAACAAACAAAGCATTATTTGTGACATTGTTTGTTGTTTTTGTTCCCGAATCTTCTTCCAAATCTTTTACTTTTTTCTGTAAGTCAACTAACTTATCAGTAGTGTCTGCAACACTTTTAATAAGTTGACCAGCAACTTCATATGCTCTTGGACTACCACCCTCACCGGCAAGTTCCATAATTCCATTAATTGCTTCTTGACCTTTTTCAATCAATGAATATAAATTTGCACGAGTATATTCATAATCTTTTGTGAGATCCTGGGATGTTTTATTGGGAACTTTTAATTCTGCTGGTTTCCCTTCTGTTTCTACGATTTCACACGTTGTGTTGAGTGCATCGTCTATGCTATCAAATTTATCAGACATGGATTAAATATCAACTTTTCTTGTTGGACTAAAGTCAGCACCGCTTTCGAAGAAATCTAAAGATTCATTGAATCCAAAATCATCTCCTGGAATAATTAGAGCATCATCAGCAGTACTGAGAACATTAAGTTTTGCTCCATTTAAATGCTCACTTGCAATTGTTTCATTATATCCCCTCATAACAGACATTGATGTGCTAGTTAATGAGGTTACCTTCATTATTTCATTATCAATAATGACTCTACTTCCTGTTACCAATCCAGAAGTATCATTTAGATTAATTACAGTTTCTGTAGTATCAACTGCTTCCGTCAATATTGCACCAGTATCATTATCATAATCTTTTCTTGCTTGTGGAGTTGCTGTATATCTTACCTGTCTTTGTGCCGTTAATCTATTAGTATCCGTATAGTAATCAACTTGAACCTTACGAATGATTCCATCTGTGCTATCTGCAATAGGACCAAACAGATAAGTTTTGGCAGTAAACTGTAGAGTATAAATCAGTGCTCTACGTGTTGAAAAATCACCTTCATAATCATCTTGAAAATTTATACTTTCTAAAACCACTGGAATATCTCTCTTTTCACCAATCGAATCAATTAGTTCAACTGTAATATTGAATGATGGTTGAAAATATGGAAGAATTTGTTCTAAAATTTGTAGTGCATCATCATTTAATTTTGTTAGAATATTTAATTCAAATCCCAAATTATATGGGACTGGCATATAAACTTTTTTAACTCTATTATTTTCGTCTACTGCTTTAAAAGTTTGAGTTACAGAAACTTTTCTTGATGGGTCATATGAGATACTATTCATCTCAAATGACATTCTAGGCAAATTAATTTGAACAGCTCTATTTAATTCAGGTTGCTGTTCAAGTCTTGCTAAAAACTTTTGGGAAGGACCATATGCTAGAGGGACTTTAATTTCACTTTCAACTCCTCCACTAGCGTTATCGTGCTTTACATAAATTTGATTAAACAGTGTTCCAAAAGAAACGACTGTTTTTCTAATTATTTCGTGATAAAAATAAGTTCCTAACATTAATAATTACCAAATGGATTGGATTCTGTAAAATCAAGTATGAGATCTGCCGCAGTTTCAATCTCGTCATTATCAGTATATTTATCATATGTATCATCATTGGTATGGAAATCAACTGCATATCTTGCTGAAGATGCCGTACCAACAATAAGTTCACCGTTAGTGAATGTTCCATCAACATAAGAGATTTTGAGAATACTCGTGTCTTTATCCCATTCTTTCACTCGTGCTGTTGTTCCTGATCTATCTCCAGTGACTATCTCATTAAACTGATATGTACCAATACCAGAAATAAGTGGTGGATCTGCAATTGTTATTGTTGGTGCAGTAACATAACCAATTCCAGGATTGATAATTCTAATTGCAGTGACAATATTGCCACTAGAAATTTCTGCTCTGGCAACAGCTGTTGCAAGTGATGGATCTTTAAATGCATCATCATTGGATATTGTTACAACTGGAGGGGTAGCATATCCACTACCAGGATTTGTAATCGTCAATGCACTGATGGTTCCACCAACGCCCACGGTTGCCGTTGCTGTTGCTGTATTTCCGACACCAGAAGGACTTGCTATTGTAACTGTAGGTGCCGTAGAATACGCCGCTCCGGGGTTAGTTATGGTTAATTGCGTTACCGTTCCACCAAGACCAATTGTTGATGTTGCAGCGGCACCAGCAGAGGGAGAACTAATAGTTACAACAGGAACAGATGAATATCCAGAACCACCATCATCAACAGTAATTGATACGAGTCCTTTTTGTGTAGTTTCAATAGAGCAAGTTGCCGCAGCACCTGTTCCTCCACCACCTGTGATGTATATTGAAGGAACTGTGGTATACCCAGCACCAGTATTCGTCAATAAAATTTCTTTTAGTGATGTAATACCACCTTTAGATGTCGTTATGGCAACTGCCGTGGCAGTTGTTCCAGAAACTGGTGCAGCATCAAAAGTCACAACTGGTGTGGATGTATATCCACTACCATCATTGTTTAAAAATATTTCTCTAATATATCCAGTATTAATAAGAGATGATGCGGTTGCTGTTGCACCAATACCAATCAATTGTAAAGTTGTTATATAACCCTCATCCTGAATTTGTGTATCAATTTCATCAATCGTAGTATCAACAACTTCATCTTCATATTCGAAGAGTTCACATTTTAATTGATATACGTAATTTTTTCCTAGTTGATAGAAAGGATCTTCATGTTCTACGAATTTAACTTCAAATAATCTTTGACCTAATGGAAAATAAATTAAATCACCTTCTCTTGGACGAGTTGCCAATGCAATTTCAGAATTATCACTAGCATCCAAAAATGGTGATATAAAATCTTCAAATCTTTCTTTTGATATTGTAACCGTTAGTTCGTCTCTTAAAGACATACCAAACTTTGTTAAAATATCACCAGCACCACTATATCCCTCAAATGTATTGATATATGCTTCAATTACATAGTTATCATCAAATTTTGATAACTCAATCTCATTCAGGATAGTATCCTGATTTAAAACTTTTCTTGGAATATATGTGACATCAACACCATGAAATCTCAGGTGCTCATTTATTATGTCCTGAACCAATCTCTGTTCAGATTGGGTGCCTTGAAGAAAGAACGGATTTAGTGCCATTATCCAATAAGATCGAGAGGTGGTAACTCATGCTCAAGCATCATGGTTTGCTTGAGTTGTTCTAATTCTCTTTCGGCATCATCATAAATCTCTCTACCATTTAATTCGATGCCACCAGGTAATTTAACTCCCCTAAACTTCAGTAAGTTTTGACCCCATTGACGTTTAATTAGAGCAGTCAGATATTTTTTAACAAAACTATCATTATAAACTTGAGTAAATGATGCTGGATCGAGTGCTCTGTAACAATCAATAACTAAGAAATTGCCTGCATTTTGTGCATTCCAATCGATGTCGAGATACATTCTATCTTGACGTTTATTAAACCTTATTTGTTTGTCTGTGGTTAATAAGTGATCAATATCTTCCAAGTAACTCTTTGTCATTGCATATTGCAATAATTCAACCGAGTTAAAATAATATAGGTCATTCAAAAATAACTGATATTTGATACTGAACATCCCACCAGAAATGCTGCTGGTATCAAACTTAAAAACTCTTTCAATTCCAATTACCGAATCTGGAACTTGAATATAATTTGATGTCTCATAAAAACTGAATGTTGTTGCTGAACCAACAATGGTTGCATTTGCAGTTGTAGTTACAATACCAACACCATTGGTTCCACCTGCTTTTCCTCTATCAATGTCTTCTTGTTGAAGTTCGTACTTCAAGAACATTCTTTCAACACCATCAAAATGACGCTCATTAAAATACTGAATGGCATCATCAACTAAATCATCAATTTGATCATCATCAACGTTGATTTCTAAGACAGGGGCACCCAAACGCCTTAGGCAGTAATCGATTAATCCTTGACGCGTTGATGGTTTTGCCATTACTCTTCAACCTCTGAGTTCTGAAAATCATCATCTTTTACTGGAGACTTTGTTTTGGAGTTACTTACTGGTTTTCCTTTTTTGAATTCTAAAAGTTGTGCCAGAAGATTATTTTTCTCCTCTTCAAAATCCTTTTTTAGTGTTTGGATTTTTGCCTCCAGTAAAACATTCTGATTAGTTAGTGCTGCTATTTTTTGATTATATAGAGTCACCAAAACATTAATATCTACTTCACTATTCACCATTTTTAGAATGTTCCCCCGTCAATAGTTGTAGTCCAAACTGGTCTGTCACTATATGTAGTAGAAACGATAGTTGGATTTACAGATACACTTGTTCCTTCAGAAACAATATCATTTGTGGTATCAAATGTTCCCTGAACACCGATCAAAGTCACTGTATTTGAAGCACTGGTAGTGGTTTTCACCATACCATATGCCGCACTGTTATTTTGTTGAGTAATTTGTGATCCAGCAGCTAAACTTGCATTTCCACTCAATGTTAAAACTACCTCGGTTACGGCAGTCAAAAGTTGAGTAGAAGTAAATGTTGCCGCAGATGGTGCGGTTGTTGACCTCTGAAGACCAGTGCTATCAAAATAAGTAACACCATGTGTTGAGAAATCACCAGACTGATAATAGATACCTTTAATATCTAAGAAACCTTTTGTTCCTGAAACAACACTATTTGAAATAGTTGCATCGGGAATATAGGTTAATCTTCTACTATCATTAGCATGTGATTCAAAAACACCAGAAGTGGCAATGGAACTATCATCCATACCAAAGAATCCAGTCTTATTATTACTGGTTCCACTACTTGTATTGTATTCGAAAGAAATACCACGGTCAGTATTGGTATCAAATGCGTGAGTTACTGTTAATTCTGTTGTGGTTGAAATTCCAGCAATCGTTGGATCGGTTAGTGTAATAACTTTATTAACCGAATCATATGAGGTAACAGTGTTTGCGGCACCTATATTCAGACCAGCATCACCACTTATAACATCACCAGTATTGATACCAACAACGGAGTCTAATCTAATAGTGCTTACACCAGAAACGACGGTTTCCATTACCGTCCTAACACTTGTTACATCACCAAGATTTAAAATTGCTTCGTTAGCACTAACGGTCGATGAATTAACAGTAGTTGTTGTTCCATCAACTTGAAGATCACCCTTAACAATAACAGTTCCTTCATTACTGAAACCATCGGGATATGGGTCAATGTAAAGAACATTGCCCCCACCAGGTCTTGTTGAAATAACGTTAGATGAAATACCAACGTTATCAATTACAAACTGACTGCCAGCAGGTAGATTGTATGTTTGACTTGTATTCCAAACCCAAGGAGCACCTGTTACTTGAACGGAATCAGATCCATTTTCATCATATTCGATTTTAGCATCTTTGCTATCACCGAAAGTTAGAAACTGATCGTCTGGAATTACAACTTCACCAGCACCATTAGTTCTTAATTCAATATCTCCATCAGTATCATTGGATGAAATTGTATTTCCATCTATTGTTATATTATCTACTGACCATTGATCTACTCTAGGTAGACGTGAAATGGCACCCAAACCACCAGGGTTTCCTCCATTCTCCGTTAAAAGAACTGGAACAAAACCATTTGCTGGTGTTGTTGGATTATCTTGCCCAGCAACTAAACCTGGTGCAATACTTAGAAGATCTGTGTAATATCTACCACCAATTAACTGGGGATTTTGCGAGTTGTCACCCGCATAAAGCCTTCCACCTCTATTACCATGTGTTCCAACGCCAATTGTTAATCCAAGTTCACCATAATTTAGAGTTGCTGGTGCGGTAGTACCAGTAGATCTTTTAACTCTAATGATACTTGCCATTAGAATGAACCTCCATTAATATCTAAATTCTGTGTAGCTCCTGGTGTTAATTCTAAAGTCGCATCCCACTTATTAGTTGTGGCATTGTAAACAAGAACCATGCCGTTTGATAGTGTTCCAGCATTGACGTCACTTAAACCAGAAAGAGTTCCGGCAGTATCCCCAACAATTGAAGAAACAACCTTGATTGCGTTTTGTTGACCTACTCTTACTTTTATATCTGGCATAAGAACATACCGATTTGGTAATTTTCAGGATCTAAAATATATTTATACTCCTTCTAATCCGAGTTTGGACACAACTTCTTGTTGCTTTAGAAAAAGTTTTAATGATACTTTAAGCATTGCTTTCAATTCGTTAATGTCATTACAATCATCAACCATTCTAGATTGTTTTTCATATTCGAATAGTTTGTTCATAGATTCCAAAGAAATTTCTTCAGGATTTATCATTGATTAACTCCATGAGTAGGTTTTTTATCACTTGAACGTCTTTTTTTAATTCACTAATTTCATCTTTTTGTTTTTGACGTTCTTTTTTCATTCTAATATACTGATTATATTCGTAAGTATCACAATTGACTATTGCCCCTGTTTTTTCGTCACGGAAAAGATTACTATGTCCTTCAATTGGTATCATGCTAGTGCAATTGCCCTCATATCACGGAATTTTGTAGTGTATGCTTCATTTGTTCCACTCATTACGATTTTGATTGCAAATCCAGAAAATTCTGGTAACTCATCGGCAGTAAATTGATACTCGATGAATTCATTGTCTTCACTTGCTTTTACGTAAACATCTGGTAGACCATTATTTAAGGAAGTATCAATCACGGTATCTCCAATACCATCACCATCAATATCCTTTAGATTACTGTAACCAGGGAATAGTTCATAGGATTGTTCAACCTCACTAGAATCTGGTCTAACCAGTTTATAAAGAACTCTAAAATCACTTGAAGAATTTCTATAAGATGTAAGAACAACTTTCAATGAAGTTGCTGGTTTTTGTAAATTAACTGTATTTGAAATGTAAACGGAAGAATGTGGATCATTTGAAATTTGATTTGATCTAGAATCGGTTACATAGTTTTCAATTGGATTGTTAAGTCTATTTCTAGCAAATACAAATGTTGCTGCCTCAGTTAAATCAATAACTGGTGAAAGATTTTTGTTCGATGACTCCATCCTTACACCTAGTGTCAATGACTTGCTCTTTGGTAAAGATGTTAGTCTATTGACTTCATTAACTCTTGAGCAAACAATTCTTGGTGATGATAATGTATTAACTTTGTTAAGTGCAACAGATTCATATCCTTGGTCTAAGAAAGATTCTTCAGTACCACCAGAACTTGTTCCAGAAACTGTTCTTAATGTTGCAGAAACACTTGTATTTTCTGGATTTAGTACATTGAAGTATGGGATTACTTCATTGAACTGAATATTCTGTGTTGCTCTTCCATTTGAACCACCGAAAGAACCTTCATTATTGAAACTTAATAAATCCGCACCAGAATTTTTGCCCGCTGGTCTATCAAATTCGAGATGATATGTATCAATTTCTCTAGATGCAACTAAAGTTTGATTAGTTGGCATTGTATGAGAATTATTAATTCTTGTTAGTGAAACACCATTCAACTCATATTTTCTAACAATGTCACCGACCGCATGATTACGAACCGTCGATTCATTTTCTCCGCGAGCAACAATGGTAACCGAACCAACATTAACTGCATTATATGAAATAATCTCATCATTTATTAGTACATATCCTGGGTTTGAACCAGAAACTGCAGTTCCTTCAAAGGTTGAAAAGTCTGAAGTACTTCCAACAGATATTGTTGTATTTGTTGATGTGACTGATGCTGTTAATGTAGTTGATTGGGTATCTGGTAAAATTCCACTAACATTCACGATATTGCTATTGGAATGCATACCGTGATTGTAATGACTTACTTCAAATACATTTCCATTATAAAGATCATTAGGAACAGAAGATGTTCCCCTGACAGTGGTTCCAGACATTGAAACCAAAGTGTTTCCACTATAATACGATAGTGTTTGGTTTTGTCCAAATGCTTCACCACTAACATTTGTCAAATATAGAGTATCAATATTTGGAACCGATGTAACAGAAATCAATGCATTTCTTCCAGCACCACCAACGGAACTGGTTGTAATACCAAGCAAGTCACCAACCTTATATCCATTACCGGTTGATGCAAGAGAAACGTTAGTTACTGTATTTCCAGAAACTGTGATATCTGCAGTTGCACCAGAACCATTACCATTAATTGTGTAAAGTGGAACTGCCGTGAACGAACCATTTGAATAACCAACACCAACGGTACTGATACCAACTGTATTAATATTTCCACCAGTTGCTTCAATATAACCAGTATTTGAACCTTCTGCAACTTTTACACCCGTTGTCAATATACTATTAAGTGCATAACTAGTTGACATACCTACCGTTAATTTTCTTGGTAGTGTCTTTATTGGATTATTAGTTAGTTTTGGTAGATTTACATCAGCTGATGCATATGTACTTCCAATCGAAATAGATGGATTGTTGAAATATGCCACACCAGAAGTAGAAATAAACTCTGCCTTATAGAGTTTGAACTTCAGATCCTCAGAAATAGTAGGTGACCAAACAGAACCATTTTGTGGTTTAAACAAATTACCACCAGTATACTGATTTGAATAAATTACCTGATCCGCATTTGGATAGGACTGTGTACCTACAGTTGCTTTATTCGTTTCACCAACCCAAACTTCGTAGTCATCTGAAGATGGGCAGATTAAAGTTAATGCATATTGCTTGTTTGGTTGTAAATATAGTGGTGAAGGTAATGTTACTTGAGTTGCAACTGATCCGTCAGTAGAAGTTTTAACATCTGAAGGTAGTAAACCAACTCTTGCAAAATTTTGAGTTAATTTATCTTTTGGTGTTCCTCCAATATCAGTTTCTCTAATCTCAACAAATACCTTTTCACTAGTATCTTTTGATTTAAAGAATAAATCAATTTTTGTCAAGAATCCACCAACATTATCACTTCTAAATGTTTGACTCAATGGATCTCTTCTTAGTGCATTTAAAGGAAGAGCAGTTGGGGTTCTTCTGATTGAAACATTTTCAGTATAAACTTCTGGATTAACAACTCCCAGACTATAGAATGATGTTTGAGAGAAATTAATTGATGTTCCCGAAGAATTTGAAGAACTAGTTGTCAATTTAAATGACTTAGTTCCTTTTTTGAAGGTTGTAGAAGGCGCTGGTGAAGCAAGAGGATTTCTAATGAATAAGCAACCAATCAAATCTCCAACCGTATCTGATGTAAGTGATTGTTTTGAAACTGTTGCCTGAGCAGAACTAGTTTCTCCAACCAAAGTCATATCACTAACAACATATCCATAAAATCTTCCCTCAGAGTCATCTGCCAAGGAGAAAGTATCAATGTTTATTAATGCTGCAGAAGAGGAATATGTTGTAGCAATATCTAGTGAAGGTGAATATGGATTCTTATCATAAGTTTTTGTGGGACTCAGATAAGGACCATACTTATGATTTGCATTTGCTAGTCTAAATGCCGCAACTTTCACACCATCTTGATATCCATAAACAGTCTCTCCTGCCTGGAATGCACCACTACTCATCGTTACTTGTAAAAGTTTTGGAATTACATCAATATTTGAACTACCACCAAAGAATGAGTAGTGATTGGTTGATGGTTTTAATCCACTTGCTTCAAATTGAATATTTCTTGATCTTAATTTATTATTGATTTCAGAACTAGTGATTAGATTTGAAATATATGTGTTTTCCCAATTGCTTTGAGACCTTACAATTCCACCAGATTGAACATTTAATGTTCTTACCCATGTGTCAGAAGATGGTGTTAACTTTATGTTACCATTATAATTTTCGACTCCGAATGGATTGATTTTTTGACTCTTAGTTGCAAATGTCTGTTTAATATCACCCCACTCAACGGAGGAATAGTTTAGAGTTACCAAATCTCCAGTCTTTTTGATATTTGGATCTAAAAGAGTAAAGTCTGAAGAGAAATCAAGAGTATTAATATCTTGATTTGATGATGGAGAAATTTGTGACTTTAATGAGTAGAATGCTAAATCAGATCTTAACTCAGTACTGGAAATATCAACCGTAGAATTTGCATCTGGATTTTCAGTATCAATAAATCCAGTTCCTTTAAAATTATCTACAAAAAATCCTGATTTGAATCTGCTCAGTCCATCGGTATCTTGAACCTGTAAAGTTTTGGTATCAAGTTCGAGGAGAGTTAGTGATGTTAGTTCTTCTACGGTTTCAAGTCTATCTTCGATATTACGAAGATCTTGCATCGTATATCTCTTATTGTTGACAAGTCTAACCTTGACATCATCTGGATTATACAAGTATGCTGGAAGTTCTAGTGTTGCCAAGTCCATAGAATTATCCACTGTTCCTGGTTCAACAGGATTTTGTGAGGCAACACCTTTTACAACAGAAATATTACCGTTTTTATTTAAAACGATTTTATCAATTCTAGGAAGATAATATGAATATCCTACAATAGAACTTTCATTTGGTGAAACAACCAATGTTGGATTTGAACCAGCAGAACTAAAATCTCTACTTCCAAATGAAAATGGAGAGGATGTAGTTGAATTAAATGGTGCGACTCTAGGTCTAAAGTCTAAAACATCTGTTGCTCTTGTATTATTCTTGAGGAGAGGAATATCGGATGTGTATCTTTCTTCTCCATAACTATTAACACTGAATACATCACCACTATCTGCTGATGGAACTGTGTAGTAATCGTATACAACTAATAATCTTCTAGATGGAATATATGAATCAGATCTTCTAACAATTCTCGAATAGTCATAATATTGTTCTCTTTGACCTTTGTCCAACTTATAATCTTGTGTTTTATCAGTGTAATTTCCTTTTCCAACAGATAAAATTGAAGATCTAATATTAGATTCTTGGAAAACTACTGATTCATTTGGTGAAAATCTATTTGAGTTGAGATAAACAAATTCAACTTTTGTTGATGATACTCTATTAACTACCTGAGCAACAGCACCATTACCCTCCCCGATAATTTTTTCACCAACAATAGAAGCAGTGTTTAGATTCAGACCAGATGCAAATGTTAGACTATCTAGAATAACACTTCCATTATCTAGAGATTCATATACTGCAATAACCTTGTTTACATCTGGAACATTAAGTGATATTTCCTTATCTTCTACACGCAAACCATAATAATCATTTTGCGTCATTCCATAAAGGTCTGCCGTAGATTGTGAAGCACTATTAGAAATTTCTAATTGCTGACTTCTAATATAATTTTTTAATTTATTCTGTATCGAGTTCTTTTTAACCGTTGCATTAACAAAAACGTTACTCTGATTTGGAATCAAACCACTGAATGTTACATCGAGGGAATTTCCAGAAACAACTACTTGGTCCGAAGTCAAATTTGCAGAAGTTCCATCTTCATAGAAAATTGAATATCTATCAACTGCATATGGTTCAAAGAAAGAACTTGTGATGCCAACGTCTGTTCTATCAATCGACAATACACCATTATTATCGGTTGATTTTCCAGATGCTTGTCTTTCTACAAGAAGATTAGAACCAGAGAAAGAAACATTAGAAATATTTTTAGAATTCAAACTAGCATATAAGTGTGCCTTATCACTATTCTTGATTGATGATGCACCGATAGAGAATGTGGTGTTAATTGTGGTTCCACTAGGAAGTGATCCATCACATACACCAGAAACATTTTCTACTGCCTCAAGAGTCATCTTGAGACCATCAGTGGAAACACCGATAACTCTATTAAAGGTTTCTACGGTTTTACCAGAAATTTGATATTTTATAATAGTATCTGTTTTAATACCAGC